TTAGAAAAAGGAAAGAAATTACCTTTTGCTCATTTGGAGCCAAGAGGAGAAAGGTTGAGTATAAAGTAATGGGAATACCAGTTTTAATATTAGGAGAAAGTGGAAGTGGAAAGAGTTGTTCTTTAAGAAATTTTAACGAGAATGAAGTTGGAATATTCAATATAGCTGGAAAACCACTGCCATTTAGAAAACACTTACCAGCGGTAGAAAATGCACACTATGCAGATATAATCAAAGGTTTAAAGTTAGGAAAAGTAAAGACTTATGTTATAGATGATAGTCAATATTTAATGGCTTTTGAAATGTTTGATAGAGCTAAAGAAATGGGCTACAACAAATTTACAGATATAGCTTTAAATTTTAGAAACCTAATAGATTATATAATGAGAAATACACCTAAGGACTATATAGTATATTTTTTACACCACACAGAAACAACAGATACAGGCAAAATAAAAGCAAAAACATCGGGTAAGATGTTAGATAACCAAATTACATTAGAGGGCTTATTTTCAATCGTATTGCTCTGTAAGACAGATGGGAAAGAACATTATTTTGAAACACAAAGTGATGGATTTACAACTTGTAAAAGCCCAATGGAAATGTT